CCCAGCCCCCCCCCGCCAATTCAGCACAGACGGCCTTTGCGGTGTCCATCCGCTCAATGTCTCGCTCATGCCTCGGTTCAGCAATCGTCGGCGCAGCGATTCGGTGCCAGGGCTTATAGTAGCCTTTATAGATGTACTTCCAGACGAAGATCCCGAAGTAATAGAACTGATTGAAGGCGGGTACGCCGCCGATCTCAAAAACATCTTTGAATTCCTTTGACAAGCCTGTGTCGGCCGCTGTTTTCTGCATCCAGTTTCTCACCTTCTTTTTTATCTTTTCAAACAAAAATTTCACCCTCTTTACAGGACATAATTCTTATAAAAGTAATTCACGCTGTACCTACAGTCATCCATGGCATGGTTATAAGAATCCACCGGTTTACCATGCTCATCCACGCAATACATGCCGATCTCGCGCAAAAAGTCTGCGTGACCATATCTTTCCGCTTCTACAAGAAAAAAGCGCCCCTCTGCGATGGCACTCTGCATATATTCAATGCCAACACGGATCCCTTTTGAAGTACCTCGAATATCGTGGCCATTATTATCCGCTTTGTCGGTGTAGATTCCAAACAACTCTAGCTCTTTCCTCAGCGCTTTGCACGCCGGGTCAATCTTCCAGCAGCTTTCCCGCAAACCGAACCGATTTCTACACCATGGTGCGAACTCTTCAGCCAGCTCCCGCGCTTGCACGCTCATTGCTTTCTGCGCACCGTCGTAGTACCAGTTGGCAACGCGCAGCAGCTTCCAGCCTCCATCATGACGAACGATCAAATTGCAGCTGACCGACGTCGCATCCGTTAGACCGCCGTCACCCGCAAAGAACATCTCCGCGATGTGTGCGTCTTTGGGGATGCTCTGCAGGATGTGTTTAGTGGTGTCAAACATGGAATAAATAACGCCCTCCGGGATGACCCGATTTCCGTACCAGTCCCGTTGAAGCAGGTACTGGTTCTTGCTCAACGTCTCGAACAGTTCCTGCTTTCTTTCTTCCGTCAGCGCCGGGTTGTCCTGTGGCGTCCAGTGCGTCCAGCGCGTGTCCTGTACTTCAAACACCTCGGAAACAATTGGATGATTAGGGGCTGGCGGGTTCAAATCTGCGATATGCCAGCGCTTTTTCGCCGCCATCGTTCGCCGGAAGG